ATATAATAATTCAAACACATTAAATATAATAGCTTCATCGTATAATATTTGATTTTTGGTAAATGAATACATTATATAATATTAATATCAAATGATTATAATATTTGATATTAATTAATAATTTTTTATGTTTAATCGAATAATTCTGGTTGAAATATTTCTCTGAATACTTCATTTATTAATGGGAATAATTATATTTATTCTATTAATTTACGCTTTTTACAATTTCAACAATAGTAATAATTAATTATATAGGTGGAATTGATTCTTCATTTTCTATAATATTTTCATCACGATTCGGTTGTGTAATTTCAGTTGGTATATATATATAATAATATATAACATAGTTTGATTTATCATATTTGTTTTCATTTTTATATTGAATATTATTATGTTTACATATTTGTCGAATAATTGTGATGAACGAATTATAAGTTAATTGTTTATCCAAATATTTGCGTTTGGATATGTGGTAATATTTTCTACAACTTTCCAAAAAATCGACAATACTCGTATTATATGTGCCTTTTTTAAAAGATATAGTATTTATTATATAATAATTTTTTATTTTAACGCAAATTTTATCCAATAAATCAAACAAAAGATTATTAGGAATTTTATTTTTAAATATTTGAACTGACATATATAATAATATTATTTAATTTTTCACTTAAAAAAAGTGGAAATACTACCTACATTATATCTAATATGTTATTTGTAAATAATGACAATTCTACTTCATCTTCATGAATATTATAGAAAATATTGATATACTTACAAATAATCGAAATTATTTTATATTTTTGATCTTCTGTGAGCATTGTAGACGATTTAACAAATAAAAAATAGTTGTCAAGAATATCCATTACAGAATATCCATTGTCATATATAGATAATAGTATATTGATTGCATCGACCAAATTATTATTTTTAACGCAATCCGTATATTTATTAAATATGATAAAACTTATATTTGTACATACTTGATTCGCTACACCCAATGTAATTGGTCTATTTAATAATTTGAAATTTTCCATATAGTTGATTAGCACCTTTGATGTATTATTACATACATCTAATATAAACTCGCTTGCATCCGCGTCAATGACAATATTTTCTTTCGTCGCAATATCAGTCATAATTTTTCGTAGTTCAACTTTTTGTATTGATTGAATACGGATGATTGAAAATCTAGACTGTATACTTTCTATCACTTTCTGTATACTGCTACATGATGAAATAAAATGAACATTATCGCTATATTTATCTATAAAGTTTCTAAATATCTGTTGACTCTGTTCATTTATAATATCGATATCATCTAATAATACTATCTTCTTTTTCTTTGGTATAGAAGATCTCGTTTGACAAAAGATCTTCACATCATTTCGATAATAACTTATGCCTTGTTCTTTCAAATTATTAATATGGAGAACATTATGTGTGTATTCATTGAAGGTATAATCTTTATAATATTCTTTGACAATTGTATGTAAAATAGATGTTTTACCACTACCAATATTTCCAACAAATAATATATTTAACTTGTTGATTTGTATTAATATTTTTAATGTTTCTACAAAGTCTTTTTCCAGTATATAGTCGTCTAAATAAATCGGTTTGTATTTATCAATGAACAATTTTTCTAAAATATCTCTCTTTGACATTAATATTTATATTGGATTAATTAGGTTTATAATTTATTTTAATTATATAATTAATATTAATTATGTATTCTTCTTCTACTGAAACAAAAGAACAAACTCATTATACAACATTAGGTATATCAGAGAACGCAACTCCCGAAGAAATTAAAAAGGCATATCGTTCATTATCTTTGAAATATCATCCCGATAAGAATCAAAATGATCCAACAGCAGTAACTATGTTTCAAGGAATTAGTTCTGCTTTTGAAGTATTAGGAGATTCAGAGAAAAGGAGAGAATATGATTTTATGCGCAATAATAAAAATATGTTTGGTGGTGGTGGATTTAGTGGAGGAGGAATGGAAGATATGGGTGATATCAATGATTTATTATCGAGTTTATTCTTCGGTGGAATGCCCGGAATGCCCGGAATGCCCGGAATGCATGGAATGCCTGGAGGTTTAGGGAATATGGGCGGAGGAATTAGAATGGCACATATGCAGCAGATGCCTGGTCATAACGGAAATGGATTTAACCCACCTTTTCAAGGATCTCATATTCGTGTTTTTAAAAACGGAATGCCAGTTCATATTCAGCAACAACAACGACAACAAAAACCAGCTCCTATCATTCAACACCTTCAAATCAGTATTGAACAGGTTCTCAATGGCGCTCAATTGCCAGTCGAAGTCGAACGTTGGCTCATTGAAAATGATATGAAAGTACATGAAAAGCAGACAATTTATGTTGATATTCCCAAAGGTATTGATGATGGAGAACTCATATTGTTAAAAGATCAAGGAAATACGATTGATGATGATTGTAAAGGAGATATTAAAATTTTCATTAAAGTCGTGAACACATCATCTTTTGAGAGAAGAGGACTAGATTTATATATCGAAAGGCATATTTCTCTGAAAGATGCATTATGTGGATTCTCTTTTGAATTGAAATATATCAATGACAAAATATATACTATTAATAATTATTCTGGCAATATCATTCAACCAGAATATCAAAAGGTAATTGCAAATATGGGATTAATGAGAGAAAATGCGCGAGGCAATTTAATTATTCATTTCAAGATCGATTTTCCAACTACTCTCACTCTTGAACAACTTGAACAAATTAAAACTATTCTTTAAATGCGGGCTTCCCCACAGACCCCTTTTTGATGTACTTTTGAAAAGTTGATTTTCAAAAGTAAAATTACAGCACAGAACTATTCAATATTTCATGAAGAATAGCCATCCTCATATAAACCCCATTTTCTACTTGATTGAAATAGACAGCTCTCGGATCCTTATCGATATCTGTTGATATTTCTATTAATCGAGGCAATGGATGCATAATGATAGCAGTATCTTTCATCACAGATACTTCTTTCATAGTAATAGTAATATTGTATTGTTTAACAAGCGAATATTCTGCTTCTGTCTCGAATCTCTTTTTTTGTATCCTCGTAACATAGAAGATATCTGTAGTTGACAATGTTTCTTCTAATGTAGACTTGTATTCTTGTTGTATACCTTTTCCTTCTACAACAGAATATATATCTTCTGGCATTTCTAATCCTTCAGGACAAACATAATTGAATCGAATACACGGAAAATAACATAATAGATAAACGAGAGAATGAACTGCGCGACTGTTCTTTAAGTCGCCGACAAAAGTAATAATCAATGATGGAAATCTTCGATTGCTGTTAATATGGATACCTCTTTTTGTCAGTTCAGAATATATCGTATATATATCGAGCAATGCCTGTGTTGGGTGTTCTCCTGAACCATCTCCTGCATTAATAATGGATACAGAAGATACAAGTGTTGCTCTTTCGACGGATCCTTTCTCTGAATGTCGCATTACAATAATGTCTCCATAGTATCCCAATGTCTTAATCGTATCTTCTAGACTCTCGCCCTTCTGCGTACTAGAAGTTTGATCATTGACTGTTATTACTTGTCCACCTAATTTATACATTGCTGCCTGAAAAGAGCACGAAGTGCGAGTGGAAGGTTCACAGAAGTAATTAATAAGTATTTTGCCTTGTAAATTGTAAATAAGACGGTTATATTTCATTTCATTTGCCTTCTGTATCAGTCGCAGAACAAGATATTTTTCTAATTGTCTTACACTGAAAAGATGGAAATTATTCATTATTATGCTTGAATATTATATTTTTATATTAATATTCATTTCCTTCTTGTTCCACAATGACACTCTGGAACCCAATTATGACATCCTGGAACCCAACCATGACCTCCATGTGATTGATTCATATGCCTTTTTGCGCGATCATCGACTGTAGATAATGTTTCATTTTTCTCTGAAAACCAATGTTCTCCATCAGGACAAATACCACCGAAATGGCAATGATTACAATTACCACACCAACACATTTTTATACAACATTTGTCATCGTAATTTTCACTGTTACAAAATTGACAATTCATGAATATATATTATAATATACTATTTTCTCTCTTTCTTTTTAAGTTGGGATTATACTGAAAATAAAAAATGATATTAGGTTGAAACCAACAAGGCATTTATTTTCAAGGCATTTATTTTTCATTATATATATTTTTTGATTTAAATATATGCCTATATGTCATAATATGTCTCATCAATTAAATTTGCAAGAAAAAATAGCAATATTTCTCAAAATGAGAAATGATGTATTAAAAGTTCCTCTTAAAAAAATTATCAATAATATGATAAATAAGTGTAAATATATTAATGGTGAAAGTTTAGAAAGACATAATTTTGGAAATAGACCAATAAAATTAACAAATATTCCAAAAGATATTAATTCAGCTTCATTCGAAGAAGATTTATTAAATGCACTTGGTTCAGATGAAAATGAAAAATCAATAGTAGAATTATTATGGGGAGATATTCAACTTGGAAAAAGAGTTCATGCTTGTATAATAATGTGGATTTCAGTTTACATTTTAAAAAGACCTGTTTTATATATTTTTAGAAATTTATCAATAGACCAAAAACAATTACAAGATGACATAACTGGCACTGAAAAATATAATTTTAATGTTCAATTTATTAAAAGTTTTTTTGATACATTTAATGTAGAACTTCAAGAATGTTTTGAAGATTTGGGTTTATCGATTTATGAAGAGTATAAACTTCCGGAACTGAAAGACATTAATAGTAATGATATTATTAATAAATTAAGCAATAAAGATGCAATGAACTCAAACGATATATTCTGCTGTTTAATGAATAATGTTCAACTAGCAAAAATAAATATGAAGTTTAGTGAATATATTTATTACAATGATGAGCTTGTTAATATAACAACCTTAGTTGATGAAAGTGATTTAATGTCACC